GCCAAAATACGAACGCAAGAATATACTGCAGTCATCTGCATAGCACTTCGTTCTGTCACAGCCTTTCCAGCAGTTGAACCACCCATATAAAATGTATAGTTGCTTACAGCTGTTCTATTTTCAGGCTTGTCTCTAGCCTTTCTCATTCCGCTAAATAAACCCATGTCTATTCCTCCTTAAATAAATAAAAAACCTATTGAATCGTATACAGATTCAGAAGATTCTTCGTTTCTTATTGCTCTATCAAGAGCCATTACTGTCGCTACCGCACCATCAATCTTTTCTGTGGATTTTGATTTATCCATCTTGATGTTTCCAGCAGGATCAGTTCTAACACAAACATTGTCCATCATCCAATGTAGTACTGGATGTTCATAGTGTTTTATTCTCTTTTCAAGAACCAAATTCATTAGTTCTTTTGTTGCAGGACTCATATCCTTGAAACCTTGTCCAAATGGAACTACTGTAAATCCCATTCCGTCTAGGTCTTGAGTCATTTGAACTGCACCCCATCTATCAAATGCAATTTCTTTGATGTTATACTTCTTGCCTAGCTCTTCAATGAACCTCTCGATGAAACCATAATGAATTACGTTTCCTTCAGTAGTCTCAATGAAGCCTTGTTTCACCCATAGGTTGTACGGAACATGATCCTTATCTACTCTTCGTTGCATGTTTTCTTCTGGTATCCAGAAATAAGGCAATATGTAATAGTTGTCATCCCCTTCAATAGGAGGAAACACTAAAATGAAAGCTGTAATATCTGTTGTAGAAGATAAGTCCAGGCCACCATAACAAACTCTACCTTTCAAATCTTCAGGTTTAAAATCGGTCTTACAGCAGTCCCACTTTTCCATAGGCATCCATCTTACTGCTTGTTTTACCCATTGATTAAGTCTTAACTGTCTGAATGTGTTCTCTTCAGCAGGATTCTGTTTCGCTGATTCACAAGCAGCTTTGACCTTATCAATTCCAACAGTAATCCCAAGACTAGGATTTACTTTCTTCCATACCTTAGGATCTGTCCAGTCATCATTTTCATCAGCACCATATATCACTGGATAAAAAGTTGAATCCACCTTTCTTTCTTCAAGGATATCTTTGGCTTTCTGATGTGTCTCATAACAAATCGATTTAGTATCTGTTCCTGCAGTTGTGATTAGGAAATAAAGTGGTTGCATTCTGGCATCACCTGAACCCTTAGTCATAACATCAAATAACTTTCGGTTAGGTTGAGTATGAAGTTCATCAAACACAACACCATGAATATTAAATCCATGCTTTGAGTAGGCTTCAGCCGATAGAACTTGATAGAAGCTATTCGTAGGAAGATAAATAATTCTCTTTGTTGCCGCTAGTATCTTGCATCTTTTACTCAATGCTGGACACATTCGTATCATATCGGCAGCTACTTCAAAGACGATACTCGCTTGTTGTCTATCAGCAGCACATCCATATACTTCAGCTCTTTCCTCATCGTCTCCACAAGTTAAAAGTAAAGCTACTGCTGCAGCAAGCTCACTTTTACCCATCTTCTTTGGTATTTCAATGTACGCAGTATTAAACTGTCTATATCCATTTGGTTTTAATATTCCAAACAGATCTCTAATAATTTGTTCTTGCCAATCAATTAGTTCAAAAGGCTCTCCTGCCCATGTTCCTTTTGTATGGCATAGGCATTCAATAAAATTAACCGCATAATCAGCAGCTTCTTTATTGTAAGTGGAGTCTTTGGCCTTAAACTTGGTTGGCTTATAACTTTTAAGTTTCCTCAAAACCTCCACCTCCATTTATGACAAGAGAAAAAGCCGACTAAATAGCCGACTTTCTCAAATGTTTTTAAGTTATTATTTTCTATTCACCAGTCATTATGAAGTGGACATATTCTTTTTTATGGTCAATCAGAAATGAAACTAGTTCGTAGAACCCATTCTCATCAGCAAGATACTGAACCATGTTTGTATCAAACATATTGGTTAAACCAGTGTCTCTGATTTTAAGAATTTGATTAATAACTTCTGTGGGAATGCTTGAAACTTTCCTGCATTCATCTTCACCATAAACAATGTTAAGTGAGCTCCCGTTATCCCAAGCAACCATAATTGAACCAATATCATCAACTCCTTTGACTGTTCCTTTTGTCCCAATCGAAGGTGCTTGAACATCATCCATTCTTACAAGTTCAATTCTAAGTCCTACAGGATAGTCTTTTCTAATTTTCTCTATGTCAACCTTTCTCATAATTCCTTTCCATCCTTACCAATGAATTTAATCTGTTCAATTGTTCCGTCATGAAATAACTTCAAAGCGTACTCAATTGATTCTTTTTCGGTCCAATGAAGTGAATCCATGTAGTACTTAATTAAGTATTCCATACCAGAATATCTAGTATTTGTTTTCTCGCAAGTTTCTTTTAATTCTGTTCTCAATTCTTCTATTGTTTTAACCATAATCATAACCTCCTTTAAGGTACTATATATATCACTCTAAAAGGGAATTATATCAAGTCATTTGAGTAGAATTATTTGATACGTCGGACTTATTATCCAGGTCTTTTACGACATCCTTGTACATAACTTTTTCACCGTTTCTAATACAGTAAACATTATCTTGATTACCACAATTATCAACATATCTTCTAAGGATTACTGATGCATACTTTTCATCAATTTCCATTATGTAACAGATACGATTTGTAAGTTCGCAAGCCATCAAAGTTGAACCAGATCCACCAAAAGTATCAATCACAATTGCATTCTCTTGCGATGAGTTTTGAATTGGATAAGAAAGCAAATTAAGTGGTTTTGAAGTAGGATGATTCTCACTTCTTTTTGGTTTTGCAAATTCCCAGATAGTTGTTTGTTTTCTATCAGAATACCAGCGATGTGTACCATTTTTTAGGAAGCCATAAAGTATAGGTTCATGTTGCCATTGATAATCTGAACGACCTAAAACTAGGCTATCTTTTTTCCAAATACAACAACCTGCTAAATGGAAACCAGCATCAATAAATGCAGTTCTAAAATTTAAGCCTTCAGTATCTGCATGGAACACATACGCACTCACACCTGTTTCCACGTGTGCCACCATATTATTAAATGCTTTAAGCAAGAAGTTGTAAAAATCCTCATTTTTTAAAGAGTCATTTTGAATCTTAAGTCCAGCACTTGAACAGAAAGAAACTCCGTAGGGCGGATCGGTTAGGATCAAGTTACCTTTCTTATCTTGCATTAGCTTATTTACATCTTCAGGATCAGTTGCATCTCCACAATACAGAACGTGTCTTCCAACAACCCAACGATCACCTCTTTCAACAAAGGATGCTTTTTCAAGAGCTGTAGTTAAATCGTAATCATCATCCTCAACGTCATGTTCTTCTTTAAATAAATCTGATAATTCTTTTTCATCAAAGCCTGTTAAAGATAAATCAAATGATTCTCCCTCAAGAGCTTCAAGTTCAACCTTCAACATTTCTTCATCCCATCCAGCATCCATAGCCATTCTATTGTCTGCTAAAATGTATGCTTTTTTCTGTGCTTCCGTTAAGTAATCAGCTAAAACACAAGGTACTTCTTTGATACCTTCAGCACGAGCAGCCATGATTCTTCCATGACCAGCAATTATATTGAACTCTTTATCTATGATAACTGGATTAACAAATCCAAATTCTCGAAGGCTTGAACGTAATTTATTAATCTGTTCTGGACTATGAGTTCTAGCATTATTCACATAAGGTATCAACTTATCAATTGATACAAGATTCATTACTGTAGTGGTTTTCATTATACTAACCCCCACTCGGCAAATTTCTCAAAGCCACCTAAGTCAAAGATGAACTCACGAGCAATTTCAACAATCTCCTCATAAGGTCTATTGTCGATGTACTCATCACCAATTGCACAGCAAAGTTCAACAGGAACTCCTGTTTCTTGAGCCTTTAACCAAGCATAGATATTTACCCTAACATCTGATTTGGATAAGTCTTTACCATGAAGTCCACCACCAGTAACAGAGTCGGCCATATCAGATCCAAGCTTTCTATTAGCTGCACCAGTATCTACATCAGTCCCACCAGTCCAATCACCAATAGGATTTATTTCAGCTTCTTGATACTCATTTTGAATTTCAGCTTTATTAGCATTACTTTGACAAATAATCAATCTATCACCATTAAGGATGTATTTTCCGTCAGTGCGATACTTTGCATAAATGCTATGAGCAATCTTCGATAGTTCCTTTTGCTCTTTAGAAAGTGGTACGCCTTTAAAGATTCCATTATCCCCACAGCGAATCCTATCCGTTTGGTTATATGCTAAATGAATATCTTGTGGTACTTCTTTATAGTCAACAATGATTTCACCAGCTATTCTATGAACCGCATCTAGAACATCGCCTTCAGAAATAAACACAGAAGTTTCAGCA